GCATATAATAATATATTTGGAACACAGTCTGGTTATAATTTGAGTTCTGGTACTGGTAACTCTTTATTTGGATATCAGGCAGGATATAACGTTACTAGTGCATCTTATAATGTTGCCATTGGATATGCTGCTGGTGTAACCAATTTAACTGGATCTCAAAATGTTGTAATTGGTTATAATCGTGATGTTCCAATTGCTGCAGGAAGCAATCAGCTGGTTATTGGTTCTGGATCTAATGATTGGATTTATGGTAATAGTTCTTATAATGTTGGATTGGGAACTAATAGTCCATCACAAAAACTACACGTTCAGGGTAATGTAAGAATTACTGGTGGACTTTATGATTCTAACAATAATGTAGGAACTGCCGGATCTGTTCTTTCTTCTACTGGTTCTGGTCTTTCTTGGATTGCTGCGGGTTCAGGTGGTGGTATTTCCAGTGTTTCTATTTCAACAAGTAGTGCTACTCAATCCCAATTCCTAACATTTGTAGCAGGAACCGGAACTACAACCGGATTTGGTGTAAGTACAACAGGTCTTGTATTTACTCCTTCAACAGGAAACCTGGGTATTGGAACTACAATTCCACTTCAAAAAGCACATATTCTTGGAAGTCTTTTAGTTGCTGCCGGGTCTTCCACAGGACAGCACATTACTCAAAAGGCATACGAACTCAATAGTGGAACATTAAGTTGGGAAGGTAGTGCCGGTCAGTTATTCTCTATTACCAATAACCTAACATCAGGTTCCATCTTCTCTGTAAATGATGTTTCTGGTATTCCAAGTATTGATGTTGATGCCAATGGAACCGTAAGTATGGCTGCTTATGGTGGTTCTGTTGGCATTGGAACCACAAATCCACAAGGAGCACTTGATATTAGAGTCGGTTCTGCTTCAACAGTAACTATAAATTATGGATATAGTCAACTTATATCTAGCAGCAACCCTGGCATTACTTTTACCAATAATTCTATTGGAAACAACAATACCACTAATTTTTCTATTAATGCATCCAGAAATAATATTTTTGGTAGTTATAATAATGGCGCCATGTCTGGAAACCAAAATACTATAGTTGGTTATAACAATAATGGCAACATATCTGGATCTAATAATAATATTTTTGGATCTAGTAATCTTGGTAGTTTAACTGGAAATAATAATATTTTAATTGGAGATTCTAATAATTATGGAGGAGGTTCTGGAAGCTATAATACTTTAATTGGACAGCAAATATTCTATCAAAATAGTTTTGCTGGATCATATAATGTTGCTATGGGATATAGGGCAGCATATACCACTACTAATATTGGGGTAAATGCTTCCTATAATGTAATACTTGGGTATCAAGCAGCAGGACTTGGAGTAATCTCTGCAAGTAATAATGTTGCCCTTGGTAGTTCTGCTTTATACTCAATATCCACAGGAAACCAGAATGTTGCTCTTGGTAGTTCTACTGGTATTGGTATTACAACTGGAAATCAAAATGTTGTTATTGGATTTAACCAAACCACTCCAATTCTTACTGGTTCTAACCAATTAGTTATTGGTGCTGGAAATACTTCCTGGATTAATGGTAATAGTTCTTATAATGTTGGTATTGGAACCACAAATCCACTATATCGATTTACCGTTGTTGGATCTGGTGCTACGGCAACTCCAAGCTTAACTAATGTACTTGCCGATTTTACTGGAAATGTAAATAGTTACTCACAAATTAATACCAGAAACTCAAGTACAGGTGCAAATGCTTCTTCTGATATTATTGCAACTGCCGATACTGGAACTGATACTACAAATTATATTGATCTTGGTATTCATAATAGTGGTTATTCTGTTGCCGGATGGACTATCAATGGAGCACTGGACGGATACTTATATACATCAAACTCAAACTTATCAATTGGTGCTGCCAGTGCCAATAAATATGTATCAGTCTTTACTGGTGGTACATTAGCAGCAAATGAGAGATTAAGAATAACAGGTATTGGATCCGTTGGTATAGGAACCACAAATCCAACATCAACACTTCACGTTTCTGGAACTACTGAACTTACGGGAGTATTGGAAACAGTATCTGTTGGTAATACAATTGGTATTGCAGGGACAAATAGTGTTATCTTGGAATGTGATGCTTTGAAATCAACTGTATTTACTCATAATTTAACAAATGGACCTGTTGGTATTGTATCATTTAAGAATATTCCTGTCAACAAAAACTCTGCTACAACTTTTACAATTCTCTTTACACAAAATGCATTGGGAACAGCAAACATAACAGCATCAACTGGTATTGGAACTAACGTATTTCTTTCACCTCAAGGTGTAACTGGATTCACAACAACTTCTAAAGTTGCAACAGCATCTACAATTACACTTTCAACAACAGCACTTGATGTAGACATTGTAAGTTTTATGGTTCATTACAATGGTTCTGGTACTGGCACTAGATCAAACTATACGGTTTATGCAACCAACACTACTGGATTTAGATATGGTTCAGTAGGTTTCTAAGAGGAGGTTATTATGAGTATTTTTAACGATTTTCATATAAAAGAAGCACCTTTTTTTAGTGGAGTAGCAAGGGGTATTGGTGGTTTTGCTTTTGGTGTTAGAAAACTATTAGGAATCTCAAGTAACTCAGTATCAGTAATCCCACCATCAGGTATCACAGCAACTGGTGGAACAATTATTGATTATAATTCTGGTAGTACAATATACCGAGCACATGTCTTTACTTCATCAGGTACTTTTAGTGTAAGTCAAGTAACTGGTACTGGAACTGTCGAATATCTTGTAGTTGGTTCTGGGGGATCTGGAGTTAACGCAGATGGTGGAAACGGTAGTGGTGGTGGTGGAGGAGGAGAAGTTAAATATATTTCGGGATCTGTTACTGCAACATCATATTCGATAACAGTAGGATCTGTACAGGGTAATGTTGCAAATACCAGAGCACCAAGTAGTAGTGCTTTTGGAACAACTGCTCTTGGTGGATTTAGTTCACCTGGAGGATCTGGCACAGGTGGTGGTGCTTCAGGTAATGGAAATCCTGGTGGATCTGGATCTGGTATTCCTGGTTGTGGTGGTGGTAGAGCAGGTGGAGGTGGAGGTGGTGCTGGAGGAGCAGGAACAGCAGCACAACCAGGATCTCCTTGGATTGGTGGTAATGGAGGAGCAGGATCAGCAGTTCCTCAGTTTCCTGGACCGGCATTCTCTGCAGTATTTCCAGCAGGTTGGGTTTCTGCTGTCGGTCCATCAGGATTGTTTGGTGGTGGGGGAGGAGGAGCAGATGAAAGAAATCCTTCGCCAGCTGGTTTAGGTGGACCAGGAGGTGGTGGACGAGGTGGTGATTATGATGAAGATGGATTTCCTGGAACTGTAAATACTGGTGGTGGTGGAGGTGGATCTGGAGGTGCCGGATGTGTTATTTCGAGAGCAGGTGGAAGTGGTGCCTCCGGGATTGTAATCGTCAGATATGCAACAGATATTAGAGCAATTGGTGGAACAATTAGTAGTTATACTATTGCTATACCATACAGAGCACACATATTTACTTCATCAGGTACTTTTCAGGTAACTTCTGGATCTGGAAATGTCGAATATCTTGTTGTTGCTGGTGGTGGTGGTGGTGGAAGTGATCAAGGTGGTGGTGGTGGTGCAGGAGGTCTTAGAACCGGATCATCTGCGGTATCTCCTGGAACTTATACGGTAACAATAGGTTCTGGAGGAGCTTCAGGAACTGGTCAGAGGCAGCGTGGATCCACGGGAAATGATTCTGTATTTGGTTCTATTACATCAAGTGGTGGTGGTGGAGGTGGTGGACACCCTGGACCTGGACCTACAAATGCATATGGACTATCTGGAGGATCTGGTGGTGGATCTTATGTTTTGGGAGGAGCAGGAAATACTCCACCAACATCACCACCACAAGGTAATCCAGGTGCTTCAGGTGGAGGTGGAGGAGGGGGATCTGGTTCTGAAGGTGGGACAAGTGGTGGTTCAGGCAGTCCCTCATCCATAAGTGGTATATCAACCTTCTACGCCGGTGGTGGTGCTGGTGGAAATAATGGTACTGGTGGTGCCGGTGGTGGAGGAACACCAAGTCCTTATGGATTTCCAGCACCATCAACACAAGCAGGAGCTGGATCTGTAAATACTGGAGGTGGTGGTGGTGGACAGGGAAACTCCTACAGTGGAAACGCAACTGGTTCTGGTGGTTCGGGTATCGTAGTAGTCCGATATCTATCTGGATCCATAACAGCAACTGGTGGAACAACTGCTGATTATTCTGTACCAGATTCATACATATCACACAAATTTACATCATCGGGAACATTTGCAGTTACTGATCCTTCTTTAACTTCTGTTGAGTATCTTGTTGTTGCTGGTGGTGGTGGTGGTAACAGTGGAGGAGGTGGAGGAGGAGGAGCAGGTGGATTCCTTACAAATTCAACATCTGTTACTGGTATTACTCCTTATTCCATAATTGTTGGTGGAGGTGGAGTTGGGGCTGGTAGCTACCCAGCAGGAGGTTATTCTTCTGCAACTTCTGGTGGAAATTCTGGGTTTTCAACTATAACTGCTATTGGTGGTGGTTTTGGTGGTGGACAAAATGACAATGCTGCTAGTGGTGGTTCTGGTGGTGGAGGTGGAGGTGGTACTAATGGTCCCTCCCAACAAGTAGCAGGTATTGGTACTGCTGGACAAGGAAATGCTGGTGCAGATGGTGTTCAAAATAGTCGTGGAGGTGGTGGAGGTGGATCTGGTTCAGCTGGAAGTCTTTTAACTGGTGGTTCATCAACAAATAGTTCTATAAGTGGTATATCTACTGCTTATGCTGGGGGTGGTGGTGCTGGTGGTTATAGTACTTCCGGAAATGGTGGAGGAGGTGGTGCTGGTAACGGAACTGCGGGAATTAGTGTAAGGGGTGGTGATGCTCTTCTCAACACAGGTTCTGGTGGTGGAGGAGGAGGTGGAGAAGGGTCTCCCCTGTTCCGTACTGCTGGTGGAGGTTCTGGTGGTTCCGGTATTGTAGTCGTCCGATATCGACCAAATCTAGTATTAACTGTTAAATTATGGGGTGCTGGTGGAGGAGGTGGTACAGCAGGTGGATGGTCTTTTGGTGCAACAGGTGGTGGTGGTGGATTTATTAGTGCAACATTATTACTTCCTGGATCATTAAGGGGAACAAGTTTAATTTTGCAGGTGGGGCAAGGTGGTCTAGTAAATGGTGCTTCAGTAAGTTTTGGTGGTGGTGGACAAGCAAATAGAACTGGCAGTGATAATAGATATGGATCTAATGGTGGTGGTTATACTGGATTGTTTATGGGAAGTGTTTCTCAGGCAAATGCATTACTAATTGCTGGTGGTGGTGGAGGAGGAGGTTCTTCTAGGGCAGGAACTGGTAATATCGGTGGTGCTGGTGGTGGAACTACGGGTCAAGATGGTGTCTCTGCATATGATAGTAAAACAGCATACAGAGGATTGGGAGGAACTCAAAGTGCTGGTGGAGCAGAATCTAGTACAGACTATGCTAATAATAGTTTTCCAGCAGGTGCTTTGATTGGAGGAACTGCTAGAGGAAATGGATATGGTGGAGCAGGTGGTGGTGGATATTGGGGAGGTTCTGCTGGTGGTTATTCTGAAGCAAATACCATGGCTGGTGGTGGAGGTGGATCTGGATATGTAAATTCTGCATATGTATCTGGTCCATCTACTAATGATCAAGGAAATTATCAAACTTCTGCGGGAACTAGTGATCCTGGATATCCTGGTTCGGTTGCTACTGGAGGGGCAGTTGCCACTGCTGGAAGTAATGGATTTGCTCGTATTACCTATAATGGAGTAGAAACCACATATTCTTATACTGGTAGTAATATTGTAATTACATTATAATATATTGGATATATAATCTAAAATACTAGAAAAATGCAAGAAAACATTCCTTTTTTACATAGTGATACGCAATTATATCCATCTTGGGTGTACGTTATCCCATTTGATTGTTGGGCTCCTCCTGTGGGAGCACCAGAATTAACACAAGAACAAAGAGAACAAAATTATGAATATAAATGGGACGAAGATTTATATCAACAAAATGGTGCTATGGGAAATATATTTGGGTGGGTTCTAGTTGTAGTTACATCATAAATAACAAAAATATTTACATTTAATAGTTCTTATGGCACACTACGCACAACTTGATGAAAATAACATCGTTACTCAAGTTATCGTTGTAGCAAATAGTGATATCACTGATGAAAACGGTAACGAAGTAGAAGAAATTGGTATTGCATTCTGTAAGAAACTTTTGGGAGAAGATACCAACTGGAAGCAGACTTCATATAACAATAACATTCGTGTAAGATATGCAGGTATTGGATATTCTTATAATGAAGAACTTGATGCATTTGTTGCACCAAAACCATTTGCATCTTGGTTATTGGATACTGAAACTGCAGACTGGGTATCACCTATTGGTACTGCTCCTGCACTTACAGAAGAAGAAATTGAAGCACGTTCTTTCTATGTTTGGGATGAAGAGAATGGTGTGTGGAAATTAATGACACCAGAACCAGTAGAATAAAAGTTTGGTATTGACATTATATCAAAACTGATATATAATATCACTGAATATATTATAAAAGTTTATGGCCTTTCAGTCCGTATGGTATTATACAGACCTTCCAGAAGACATTGTAGATATCATTGAAAAAGATTTAACAGAAAAATTTGACTCATCAATGGCAGACTCCAAACTTCACGGAGATGCCCTGAATAAGGAGAAGAGAAACTCTCAAAACACCTGGATTCCTACAACTCATTGGGTTGCTGGTTTTCTGTGGCACTATGTTCAACGTGCAAATCGTGAGAACTTCTTGTATGACCTAAGAAATATTGATGGTGAAAATCTTCAATATACACGTTATAGTGAAGGTGAGTTTTATGGTTGGCACAATGATGCAGGACTTCAAACTCAATACAAACCTCAATCTGTTGGTAATCTTGCCGAAGGACTTGCAAATGATTTTGTGAATGAGAATATTGAACTTGTAAGGAAACTTTCTTTTTCCCTGCAACTTTCTGGTCCTGATGATTATGAGGGAGGAAATGTTCAGTTCATTGATGAAGCAGGAAAGAGTTACTTTGCTCCAAGAAAACGTGGAACGATTGTACTCTTTGACTCACGTACTCAACATCGGGTTCTTAAAGTAACAAAAGGTGTTCGTAAGAGTATTGTCGGTTGGACTGTTGGACCACGTTGGCATTGAGGTATAAAATATGAACGAACTAGAATTGATAATGCAGGAACGTAGAAATACGGGAACTGCATGGACACGTAATGAGAGTTTTGATAAGAACGGATACTTAGTTTTAAAGGATTTATGGGATCCACAGGAACTTTATCATCCAGTTCCTGCTGAAAGAGGACAGATTAACTATTTTGGTTCTGTTGATAGGTTTAATCACGAACCAGAAGAAGCACAAGTTAATGGTTCTTTGGCACGATACTCTCATCCAATGTATAAGACAATTCATACTGGAATTCGTCTGAAACTGGAAAAGGAAATTGGACGGAAACTTTATAATACTTATTATTATGATAGGTTTTATTTTCCAGGACAAGAATTAAAAAAACACGCAGACAGAGATGCCTGTGAAATTTCAGTGTCTGTTCATATCAGCACTAATCTAAAACAAGATTGGCCAATCTGGATTAAAACTCCCGATATCTATGCTGATAAGAAAAAGGAGGTTGTTTTTGTTCCTGGTGAAAATCGTGCGGTAGTTCTTTCTGCCGGTGACGGAATGGTTTATAAAGGATGTGAAAGACCACATTGGAGAGAAGCAATGCCTGGAACTAATAGAAAGGTATTTGGCAAGAAAGAAGAACTTTATTATCACCAAATCTTCTTTCATTATGTTCTTGCTGATGGAGAACGTGCTCACTGTGCATTTGATGCTGCTAGATAAAACTTTATCTTTTTAAATCCAAGTGATATTATAAATAAATCTTGATTTATTGACCCCTTGACACCGAAATGTAAATCCCTTATACTATGAAGGTCTTCAAGATTCCTTGTATCTCTGGGAATTGAAGACCCTTTCCGTGGTGGGAAAGGTAGGATGGTGGTATAATAAGAGGAGAGAAATCTCCTCTTTTTTTCTTATATAAATTATTACAGATATTAAACAATTATGAATTTTGCAGTTTATTCCAAAGAAGATTGTCCTTATTGCTATAAAGTCAAACAAGTCCTAGAGTTGACAGGAAGTAACTTTGTGGTGTATACTTTAGGAGAAGATTTTACCAAAGAAGAATTCTATTCAGAGTTTGGTGAAGGTTCTACATTTCCTCAGGTTATTTGTGACGATCAAAAACTTGGTGGATGCACTGATACCGTTAAGTTTCTAAAAGAGCAGCAAATTGTCTGATAGTATCATAAATAACAATAACTACCACGGTATCAATCGTGGTGTAGAACTTATACTTAGTGGAGGTAAAAAGAGGCAACCAAAAGATTTTCATATTATTTTTGAAAAGTTACTTTGCTTTCTAAGACGAGAAGTAACTATCTATTTTGAATTTTCTTTGACCGTAAAGAAAAGAAAAACAATCCCTATAAGGAGAAAAAAAGATGTTAGCAGTTAGCTTAGTATTAGGTTCTTTTTTAATCATAATGTTCTTTATAGTAGGAATTGTAACTGGATGGGTTGCCAGAGAGTATATGATGAGTTATAGGGAGATTCCTAGAATTCACCCAGAAATGTTTGATAATCAGGGAAACCTAATTCCTGACGAAGTATTAGCAATTCGTTTTGAGGAAGGTTATTTTGACTCTGACGAAGAAGACGACGAAGATTAATTTTTTTAACTGATAATAATTATGACTACAACTACAACAAAAACTAAGACAACTACTACCAAAAGAGTTGCTCCTGTCATTGATAATCTACCAACTAATCCATTTGCCTTTGAGGTTTTTGATTTGGTATCTCGTCAAAAGACCAATGCAAAGAAAGTAGAAGTTCTACAAAAGTATGATCATCCATCACTCAGAGCACTTTTTATTTGGAACTTTGATGAGAGTGTGATTTCTATGCTCCCCGATGGCCCTGTACCTTATTCTGGTTATAAGGATCAGACAATTTTTAATGGATCAATGAGTGATAAACTTACGGAAGAAATTCGTAAGATGCACGAAGTTGGTTCCTTCTCTATTGGAAATGCCGCAGATGCAAATAAGGGGCACAGCACAATTCGTAGAGAGTTTAAGCACTTCTATCACTTCATTAAAGGTGGTAATGACGCAATAAATAGTATTCGTAGAGAATCTATGTTCATTAATATCCTAGAAGGACTTCATCCACTAGAAGCAGAAATTCTAATTCTTGTAAAAGATAAGAAACTTGATACCAAATATAAGATTACAAAAGAAATTGTAAGTCAGGCATACCCATCTATTACTTGGGGAGGTCGTTCGTGAGTAAAACCAGCAGTGTCGCAGAGGAAAAAACAACTGTGGAATGGACGGCAGAAGAAAAGAAAGATATTCCTTCCCGTTATGGATGCGAAATTCTTTTAGAAAAAGCAACACTACAACAATTAAAGGATCCATCATTTCCCCTTGATGCTCATATCGTAACTTATATTGTTAAAGGTGAGACTTATACCGACCTCTGCCGTGGAAGTAAAGTAAAAATCTTTGACTTATATTTTGATAAGTTTGGGCACGGTGCAGTTCAGAAGATTGCCTGGGGTTATGGTAAAGTAAGTCCAAAGATCTGGGGGTATAAAGCACCCGAAAAGAAAAAACGCAAGTAACAGTAGCAGCACGATACACTTAAAGTATCGGTTGCTACTTTTTTAATTTTATGCTAATATATACAGTACGTTGGCCGGAAAACCGGTGGAAGTACCAATAAGGGAAGCAACGCACCAATACCCACAAAGTAAAGGAGCACCCTAATGAAAAATAACTGGCAGCTTGTCTTAATCAAGCAACAAAAAGAAAAAGAACAACGCAA